ATATGTTTATCTATATTACTCATTCCTTTTTCTGTTTTCTTACCACATCTTAAAAGATAAGTAACTGAATTACCTACGTTGTAACTTAACTCCCAATCTGCTATTACTTTTCTAGCTTCGTATTTATAATATTTTCCTATATAATAGTCAGGTATTCTTTTATCCATATTTTTCTTTTATTTGTTTAATTCCTTGAAAACAGTTGTTTAGACAAGTACCACAATTACTATTAGGTTTGTATCTAGTACCATATATTGTGTTATACAGTTCAACCATTTTCTTTTTAACTGTTACATTCTTTGCTACTCCTGTCTTTATATCATCCCAAATCAAAAGACATTCTTCTATTAATTCTTCAGGTATAATATCAGGACTTTCTATTTTATTTGATGCAGTCCAATATTTTTTTGGACACTCCATTACGGAAATTCTTGACTTAATTTTCATAAAACAACCACAAATTGAACAATTTCCTAGTAACTTTTTATAATACACACAACCTCTACATATTTCTATGCGTTCTTCATATACCTCGTTTTTTACAAAAAAGTTACTCATATTATTCTTAATTGTGCAGTATGTTCATTTAATCTTTTTATAGCTGCATTATAATATTCTTTGTCAAGTTCACAAGCAGTAAGGTCGTAACCTAAATTATGACAAGCTATTGCAATACTACCACTTCCAAGATGTGTGTCTAAAATCTTATCTCCTTCCTTTGCATAATTCATTAATATCCATTCATAAAGCCTAATTGGTTTTTCAGTTGGATGTATTCTTGGAGTTCCATTATTTGCATTTGCTCCAACCCAAGATATTTTATAACTTCTTAAAGCTCTATTAAAAGATGTAAATGCAAGTTCACCATCAGAAAAATCATTTGCTCCAGTTCCTTTATCCCAATAAATCCATCCCATACTTGGTGGTAAATATTCAGTCATATAATTAGCTCCCCAAACTATTTGATTTTTACTTACTCTAAATAAATTATTCCAGTATTTTTGAGATGGTGTAGAACTATCCCAATTTGTTGTGCCTCTATTTATTTTTTTTTTACCATTTCCCAAAGTCATTTTTGTTACATCAATTCCATAAGGAGGATCAACTATTGCTAAGTCGAAATGTTTATCCTCATATCTTGACATTAACTCCATGTTATCTTCGTTTGTAATATTAATCATCTAATTTTTCTTTTAGATATTCTCTTACTTTGTCTATAGTCGTAAACAAGCTATTTCTACTTATGCCTGTTTTCTTTGCTAGTCCTGTTAATGTGTTACCCTCGTAGTAGTACAACTTAAATACATCCCGATCATACCAATATACATCTTCTAATGCTTTGTCTATTTGTTCTAGCTTTTGCCATTGTTGGTATTCTTCAGGATTAGGTATATTGTATAGATGTTTCTCGTTTGACATTTCTCCTGTTTCTGTTATGTCGTATGTTATACTACTTGCCTGTGCATCTAAGTTAGTATAGTATTTATTGTATTTATAATAAAAAGGACTTCTTACTGATGTATAGCTTCTTCTTAATACTACTGCACCATATCTTATTAATCCTTTCTTGCCATCTTTATTATATATATCTTTTAATATTGCAGGGTTCATCTGCATAAAGTATAACATTAATTCTTGTACTGCTTCTTCTATTTCGTTTATATCTTGCGAGTAGGTGTAAGACATTTCTACAAATGTTTCTCTACAATCTGCTACTGCCTGATATACTTTATTCATTATTATTTTTTATATCTCTTAAATCTCTTACAACCATTTCTAAAGCATTGTCTAACAATAGCTTGTATGCTCTTATAGCTTCTAAATTTCTTTTTGTTTGTATACCTGCAAAATATCCGTTTACCATTACTGAAGTATGCGAAGGTATAAGTGTTAGCCAATCATCCCAATTACCTGCATCTACATCTTTGCCATAACTATTATGATACTCTATTATAACTTGTAATACTTCCTTAAAATTATTGTATCTTGTTTCAGAAGAAATCTCTTTGACAAAAGATAACATTAAGTTCAAATAATCATTAACAACTATTTGATGTGTAGTATTGGCAAATATTGGTTTTGTCATATTTCAAATATAGAAAATTAATTACTCTATATTCTTTTCCTTTTTTATTTTATTAACAAGCCCTTTGTAATAACTTATCTTTTCTACATAATCTATCCTAGTCATTTTTACATTTAGCTTTGACAGATATTCTAATTCTTCAGCAGTACCTAATCCATACTTAGCATCTAAATACATGCCGAACTTATACTGCTCTCCCTGACCAAACATATTACATTTAACACATTGTACTTGACAATTTTGTTCATTCCATCTTGTATTATGATGCCTACGAGATTGAAAATGACCACATTGCATACCTGATTTATAATGTGCAACCTTACCACAAGTAAAGCATTGGGCTGCACCAGTATCTGTAGCTTCTCTTAATCTTATATATTTAGAGAACCAACTATCTAACTCTTTCTTTAATTTGCTTACAGGTTTTTTTACCCCCATATTAATTTTTGTTCGTATTGTGGTTTCGGTTTAAAGTAAAGATACTTAGCTATAGTTGTTTTTCTACCGAATCTAGTAGTTTTTGCTATTTCAGTAGTATGTATATTGTAACCTTGTTTCTTTAATTTATATATAATATCTGCTAATCTTGTAGCACCATATTCTTTTATAGCTTCCCAACTTGTTATATGTCCATAGTTTTTAAGATGCCATTTAATTGCATCAGTTGCAGTTTTAATTTCATCTTGTGTAATAGTTATAGTTTTCATTTTAATAGTTTTTTAGGTTCTTGATAAAATGGTACTTCTTCAGGTTTTTTATTTAATGTATGTACTTGATAGTAAGCATCATTTACTATTTTCTTATGAGCAATAATCCATCTGTAAAAAGTTCTTATATTAAGAAAAGGTTCAAAGTCGCAAAACCTTACCCCCTGATAAAAAGAATCTTTTATTTGATTAAAATACATCCTTCTAAATCTATTCTCTTTTTGTAAATCTTCAGCTAATATCTTTGCAAGAGATGCCATAGTTTTAGCATCTGCCCTATGTCCTAACTCTACTGATGTCTTGGCAATTAGGTCTAATGTCTTTTCTGTTAGTTCTTTTATGTTTTCTTCTTGTAATGTTTTCATTTAATCTTTTGATTTTAAATTATATAAAAAATCTACATTTGTTTTTTTTCTAATAACTTCAGGTATATCTTCGTTTTTAATTCTTTGTTTTATATAATGTTTAACTTTATGTATAGCAGAAATTCTATGTCCAATTCTAATTAACATCCTACCATCTGCACATTTTTCTTCTTTTTCTTTTAATTCATTAGTCATAATATCTAATAAATCAATAACACTATTTAAAAATTTATTTTTTTTCATTTCTTAAATTTATATTTAGACATATCATTTTTAATCAATCTCCTATGTACATATACATAATCTTTTTTTGGTTCTTTAAATCTTTTACCTATTTCTAACTTACCACTATACTTAAAATAATTATCCAAATCTATAGTATTTTTTTTATATAACTTTTCTAAGTAGATCATTTGCTTGTATTCATCTATCATAATAAGTTCTTTGCTTTTTGCCATTCATCTATCTGTGCATCTAATTTAGAAGTACCTGTTTTTTTAGGTGCATCCCATTTCTGAGAATTTTTTGCCCAACGAGCAAGTCGCCTTTTTACATCAAAAGTAGATTGTTTTTGAAAACGCATTTTTGCGTTAATATGGTCAGAACTTTTTTCTGTCCAATAATCTATAAAATCTTGTTTCATTTCATTAGGATAATCAAAGTACATAACATGATTTTCAAATTGCTCTATAGATATATTATTACTTGTAATATTAATACTTGTATTATTATACTCCGTGATTTCGTGTATAGGGGTATCCATCTTTTTCAGTATACCTATACATCTTTTCGTGATTACGTTCCTTAAATCTCTTTCTATTGTAACTACAATAAAACCTTTATTTTTCAAATCAGTAATCCAAGAACTAATAGTATTTTTATTTACGTTATATAAATTAGCAAAGTAATTATTAGAAGCAAAGCAATATCCGTGCTTATTACTTAATGCAGTTATTTCTCCATATAATAATTTAGCATTAGGTTTTAAATCTGAATACCTTACGTTAGCAGGTATTATTGCGTAGT